AACATACGAGCCTCTGCATCTTTAACGCGCTTATTCTTTGTTTGCGCAGCAGTTGCTGGGGCTTTGTTAGACTTCAGTACCTTCTTAACAACTCGTTTCTTTTTCGTAGTCGTCACCTTTTTTGCCTGGTCGAAAAGACGGGCTTTGTTGATGATTTTGATTACATCAGGTGAAACGATGTTATTGACTTCTTCAGCAACCAGCCCTTGCCCAATAGCATATGAGCGAATGTCATCGTAAAGCTGGTTATTCCAGTCTGGAATGTCCTGCTCTAGCACTTTGACAGCCTCTTTAGCAGCTTCTTGCATCTGCTCTTGCTGTTGAGTTTGTAGCTGTTTGTAGAAGTCATCAGACTGTTCTTGAACAAACTTCAGGTCGTCATGCGCATCTTGCGCTTCTTTCCTGAGCTGAGCAAAGTCGGCATCATTCATATTCTTGGATGCTAAAAGCATATCAACTTCTGAATAGGGCTTATACCTTGCTTCAGCACGTTCAAGCATCTGAGTAAGAACGGCGTCAGTCTTGCCGATATTGTCTTCTGCTTTCTTTCGCTGGTCAGCGACTTCTTGGCTTTTTCTGGTGAGACTGGCTTCTTGTCCGTAAAGACGCTTCAGTTCCTTAATCGATGCCTGTTTGGTAGCTCCATCAATAGAGATTTCGATGAGTGTATCGTCCGTCAGTTCGACTTCTTCGATTTCTTCTTCATCTTCATCACTATCGTCTTCATCTACCTCTTCATCAGGGTCAGTTTCAGCTTCTTCGTCTGTCTGGTCTTCTTCCAGCTCTTCCTGTTCTAAATCGTCTGCCTCTTGATTTAGTTCAGTAGCCTCTTCAGTCGCTTGTTCAGATGGCTCTTCAGCGTCTTCCCAGCGTTTTAATAAGGCGTCTGCAGCTTCATCAACATCCATTGGTTGGGGCTGCGTATTTTCTTGAGTTTCAAGCACGTTTGACATGATGCTTATTATTCTCCGTTGTTGTCACTTAATTCACTTTCACGCTTAGACATGATGCCGTCTCGTACTGCCACACGCTCTTGTAGTGTGTGCACAATCCCGACCAAGGCTCTGTAGTGAAAGTAGGTTTGCTCTCGTTCTGAAGGCTCTCCAGCTTTGCTGTTGCAAAATTGGCTGAAGGTGTCTTCAACTAGGTTATTGATGACGCTGTTGAATGTTTCGTTTTTCAACAGCGCATCAGCCTCGTCCCCTTGGGAGACGAGGTTATCTTCTGATTGCATTTGCTCTCCTTATATTATGAATTAACCAGTAGGACTGACGATGCCTCGTCTGTCTTCTGTGGTCTTCAGCAGCTCAAGTTCGCCTTCATCAATCTTGACCTTATGCCCGAACTCTTGCTCACGCAGGTCTTGCTGGTCTGATTGTAATGCGAATTGTGACTGTGATTTTGCTGCATCCAGCTCAATCTTGGCAGACGCCATTTGTGCATCTGTCTGAGCTTTCATTTCAGCAACCGCTGTCTGACGCTCTTGAAGTTCCATTTGCTTCATCGCCATCTGCTGCTGCATCTCTTGTGCAGGGTCAGGCTGTGGTGGTGGCAACTGGTCAGGTCTCATCAAGTATTCATCCACATTTAGGATGCCTTGTTGTTCGAGAACCTTCTTCATCATGTTGTATTTCTGCTCTGTGCCATATAGCGGCTGCAGCGCAGGGTCTTGCGTCATTAGACTGTGTAGCGCGAGATACTTCTGTGCTTCACGCTCCTGGTCATTGTAACCAAGCGTCAGCTCTACAGAGACATCTCGTTTTTCCTTCCAGCTTTGTGGGTTGATTTGAACAAACCCGCCAGCGATATCTACGACCTTTTCATACTGCTCATTTTCAACAATAAGCCTGTATATTTCGTGATAAAGTGGTTTGACAAACTGGTTAGCAAAATTACGAGCTATGATTTTCATGCGCTGCTGCGACATCGTCACTAGCTGCTCTACCATTGCGCTGCTGTTTTGCTTGGAAATAGCGTCTTTGTTAAGTCCAGTGCTGAGAGATGAAATAGAAGATGTATCTTCTTTGTCTTCATCAAGCAGATTGATTGTCTGGAATATGAATGGGTTTAAGGGTGCTTGAGGCATCGGTGTGATGGCATCAGGGCGAGTGACGTTAATCAGACCGCCTTGCCTATTAGATATTAGCTCCCTTGGGTTCGTAAGCGAACCTTTTGTCACCATATATCGAGGATTATTGGTGATGACTGCATGGTCTAAAATAGAGCGTGTCAGAACTGTCTTAGAGTTCTGCGCGTCCATCAGCTTTGCAGCAAAGTTAGCACCATAGAATGAGTGTGGTGTTGGTAGTGGCGTGAATGTAATAAATGGACGCCTATCCACCTTCTCCATCTCAAGTATCTGATTACCAGCTTTAACAACTTTATAAAGGCTAGCTGTACCAGTGGCGTCAGGGTCGAGGTTGATATACGCCTCATAGACCATGATTGTGCGCACCTGGTCGATGTAACCGTGGGCGTGGTTTTTTCTGTCACCGCCTATCTGCTCAAAACGTGCCAGTATTTCTGAATCTGTTTCTAGCTCTACGTCTTCATGGTCTGTACCAATCTTCTCAATCTTCTTCTCGTCATACCCCATCAGGCGCAGCTCAGAGATAGATTTGCGAGTTCTATGCGCACAGAAGTCTACATCTAAGGACGCAGCCTGGCTTTCGATAAGAAACTCTTCAGAAGGAATAGGCTCAATGCAGACCTGAGATGTATCAATAGAACGCTCAATAGTACCGCTGATTAGACCAATATCGTTAGTTTCACTATCTATTAGCTCGATGTCGTCTTCTGCTAACAGAAGGTCTAGTTCGTCATCAGTGAGGTTCTGAAACTCTTCTTCTTGGCCCTCTGTGCGTTGCTCCCAAAATACCTTCACGACACCAACACGCGCCATGAGGCCAGACATTATGGTTTGTTGGAATATATCGAAACCGTCTGATTGTCTGAAAAGCACCCAGTTTGTGTAAGCAGTACAGATTTCACTGGTCTCAATATCGTCTGGCCCTTGTGGGGCAAATCGTACAATTTTGTTACCAGCCCCAAAGGTCTCAAGCAGTGAAGCAGTCATAGACTGCACACCAGCCCATACATCCTGGCTTACATACTTTGAGTTACCCTCATGCTGTGGCTTTGGAAGCTCAGCGTTATAGTATTCTGTTACCTTCTGGCGTTCTTTGGATAACTCACTGTCGTAATATCCTACGGCTGATTTAATGTTCAGCTCTAGAGCCTTCAGGACATCGCCATCGTCCATAGGCTTATAGTCTTTTAGTTTTGCCATTATATCATTTCCGTAAAGAGTTCTGCGGGAGTTTCTACTGGTGTCCACGCTCCCTCATGAACGTAGTTAGCCAGGGCAAGGCTCATAACTGTATCGTCATGACAGCCCTGCTCAGCTTCCATCGAACCTGTTTCGGTGACGATGTAAGTCAGCATTTCTCTGATTGTTAATTTGTCGTTGAGTTCCAGCTCACCCTCACGCATTGAAGCTCGTAGCTGGTCTATCACTAGTGGTTTGGTTTTTGAGGTAGTTGTAAAACCAAGCTTCACAGTTTCCTTATCAGTAATCTTATCGTGGACAATTTCAGTGTACATAGAAGGGTAAGCCATGTCCTTGCCCAGTCTCGTAACTGTAAGGATGCCGTGACTGTTATTTTCACAGCAGATAAGAGCTTCGTTATAGTAAGTTCCAAGATGGAATAGCACTTGCGCAAAATAGTCTGGATGCACCTGACCACGCCAAGTAGCCACTTGTCGCTTTTTGCTATCCAGCACTTGCGCAACCGACCAGTCCCCATTTCGGACACCCATCGCAACGTCTGCACCAACCACATATTGTTCTCCAATGTCGTGTTTTCTGTATGTTTGTAATTCGCCTCTGAGATTGTGAACCCACTCGTCTGTTTCCAAAGCCATCTTCTCTTGGATGTCTCTGGTCTCACCAAGCACCTTCTGGAGCTGCTCAGGGTTGAAGACAGGGCGACCTGTTGTAAGAAACGCTTCGTCTGGTTCTGCAGGGTATTCTTGTCTGAATAGGTCGAGGCCGTTCTGCGCTATCTTGCGCCTACGAAACATGAGCTGTTCATCATCTAGGCTGTATTTGTCAGCCAGTTCGATTTCATCAGGTGTACGCTCAAATTTCTCTGGTACTTCTTCCCTGTAATCGGGGTCTGTGAACCAGGGAATGAATACAGGCACATAACCGTTAGTGCCTTCTACCGCACCTTTCCACAGGTCATAAAATACGCCTGATACACCATTAGCCGTACTCTCAATAAATACAGATGTACGCTTAGTATTCGGAACTGCCTGGGCAAGTCCGTTCCAGATGTCTTGAGCTGTAGATTTAGGCCAGAAAGCTAGTTCTGACGCATGAACGTGAGTAAGCGTTTCACCACGCCCCACGCTGTCACCACCCGCTGTCGCAACGACATAAGAGCTATCGAGAACGTCAAAAGACAGCTCTCGTCTTGATGAGTATTTCGTCCGTGGCCTAAGTATTTCGGGACAGTTTTCATGATATCTCTTCGTCATATCAAACAGCGCACGAGTGCTATCGCTATGGTGTGTTACAACCATTGCTTTTCGGGCTGTGTTTTGTGAAACGGAATAATAGAGGTAGCCACCAACATATGTGCTTAGCCCCTGCTGCCTGGCTTTCAGAATAATCACTCTGACTTTGCCTTCAGCCTTCAGCTGCTTATCGACTGCGTCCTGCAGGATTTGCTGAGCTGGGTTTAGCTTGAAGTTGGTAACATTGCCTTCCTTGGTTCTAATCTTGAGAGCCGATTTCGAGTAAAAAGGAAAGTCTGTAAGCAGTCGCTTTCGGACAGCTTTAAGCTTCTTGTCCATCATCCTCGACTAGGCTAGCTAGAAAGTCTTCAGCTTTGCTAATAGATAACTCATTCTTAGCTGCTGGTTTTTGTTTGGTGAAGTCCAACACAAGTCTAGCCGCAGCGATACGCTCTCTATTCTCGCCAGGGACTTTCATCACTTCGACTGCAGTTTCTAGTGCGGTCTTTGCGTAGTCGTCTTCGATATTAAATTCTTTAGCCATAATACTTACAATCTCTCTAGCTTGACGCTTTGCGTCTGCCCTGATGGGTTCTATTTGTTTCTTGGTGTAGCCATCAGGAACGCCCACTGGTCTACCTGCATTTTTGCGAGGTTTTGTTGACCAGTAACGCCTTAACGCTCTGCCCTCTTCTGTTTTCATTAGAGAGCTGAAATAGTTACTTTTTGGTGCTTTTTGCGGGTGCTTTCCCTGCCCTACTTTGCTTGGGCTTTTCGCTCTTGGCTTTTTCGGGGGGTTGTAGCCCATAAAGCTTCTCCTGGATTATCTTGGTAACGATTGCTTTTGTCTGTTTGCTGTAAACGCAGAACTGGTCAGGGGGTAAGCCGTTAAGCATCTCCCCTAAAACCAGCTTCTTTTGTTCGTTGTTAAGCGTATGTGACGCAGCAACACGCTCGACACTCGTGAGAAGCCCCACGAGGTCATGTGCTGATGTTTGCATCAGTTCTCTCCTTGATGTGTGTATTTGTTAGGCTGCGTTACTTAGTGCGCCTGTGCCTGGTGATAGGATGCCTTTGTCTTCTTCGTCATCCATACCCATGAGTAGTGACTGAATAGCCCCTGCACCCAGCAATCCTGTGATTGTATGGAATGAGATATATTGAGACAAATCACTTTCATTAACAGCCTTACGGACCATTTTAGCAAGCTTGGGATATTTGGCTTTTAAGGCTTCGGGTTTGGCGAAGTAATAAGCAATCAAATCTGCACTTAATTCAGCAGGATTTGTCATATATTGAACTCTTTCCTGATACCTTTTCCATATATTCTGAAAGCGTTCGATATCTTGTATCATTCCTTGATTACTTAGGCTTTCTTGAGCATCGTGACTAAACCTTATCCAGTCAGTAAAGTCCCATGCTGCAGTTTCCGCATAGCTTGGTGGGTACTTACCAGAAATATCGAAAATGTAATTTCTATGATTTTCCAGCTGTTCCCAATTTGCTTTCCGTCTTTGGCGGCTGACTTCTATCAAATCTTGTAAGTCTTGAGCTGAATCAGGGTCGCCAGAGCGAACAAAAGCAGCTGTGACATCAACCATACTTCGAAGAGCTGTTTGGCTCTCTAATGAATGGCCTATCTCGTGATAAAGAGTGTCTAAAAACATCTCGCCAGTCATCGTTGGAGCGTCTGGGCTACGATTGAGTTTTTCGCCAATATCAACCATATCAATCATACGCTTTGAGACTTTGCCATTAGGCAGCTTCACTGTTCTGAAAGCTCCTAAAAATCCACTGTCCATAGCGTCTGAGCCAGTGATAAACCGTAATCCTCTTACCAGATGCGGCATGATTACTTTAACGTCTTCTTCAGACAAGCCTTTGCCATCCATACCTACTTGAACCCTAGAAACTGTCTCACGACCTTCTGGGTCGAGATACTTAACAAGTTCCTTAGATAACATTTTGGTATTGTCGAAGTTTTCACCAAGTTTGCCGATAGGGTCGCCCTTTTTGTACTTTTTAAGCATCCCCTCGCCAGCCTTCTGAAGCATAGCATCTAAGCCATCACGAAGCTGTCTGCCCCGCACATGCTTTGCCATACTCTCAAATTCTTCTTGATTTTTAATCTTGAGAAGTGGTGCATCTTTATTGGTGTTTTGCTGTGGAGCAAACTTTGACCTGATTTTAGAAGGGTCAAAAATAGCTATATGTGTTGCTGGTTTATCAATTAGGCCAACTGCATCATCTAAATTTAAGAACTTTACACCGTCATATCCTTGAGCTTTTGCTTTTTTCAAATGCTCACTAATTTTTCCGCTGTAGTAAGTTTCACCTTCGATATCTACCACCATAAGATTTTTTGGCACATATACAGGTATAATGTTTTGATTAGCCTTACGAGCATCTGCATCTTTGCTCAGTCTATTTTCATATTCTTCAGCTTCTCGCCTGATGTTATCAGCTTCATCAAATAACCTCTTTGCTCTATCTGCTTCACCATATTGCTGTGCGACCTGCGCATCATACTCTTTGGCTGCAGCATCTCTTTCCATTCGGGAAGGAACGCCAAAATATGCAGCGTAATTAGCATAAGACATCGCTGTTTCAGTATCGTCAGAAAACCAAAACGCTTGCTTAGCAGATGAAGCGTCAGTTTCTTTGCCTCTAGCTGCAGCATCAAATTCCTTAAATATCGAAGCTGTTCCATGATAATATGTTGTGTCTTCGTATTCATTGAAATCTACAGGGTCGAAAAGGTCTGCGTTAGTTTCTTCTCTAATAATATCGCCTGAAGTTGGTATGAGGTCAGCATTAGTTTCTTCAGTTACTGCGCCTTGAGACGCTTCAGGCTTTTTTCCCTTTTGCTGCTGCCTCACTCGCTCTAGATACGGATTGAGGTATCTGTTGATTGCGGCTTTGTTGAGGGCTAACGCATTAGCACCTTGAATGATACTCTCAGCTGCTTCGACTGGGTTTGAACCCAAGTCTAGCTTCAATTGGTCAAAAGTATCGTTAATAAGGTCTCTGTCAGCTGCATTAAGCTGATTGTCAGCCATAGCCCTTTTGCGCAAGCTCTCTAGACGGTTTTGGTTGTCTAGGATGCCTTGCTGCCTGGCTGCGTTAGGTAGTTGAGAGATTTGTGGGGTAGAAGCCTCAGTTGAGGTTTGCTGTTGCGTTTTCTGCAACTCGCCCATCATACGCTCGATGACACCGTTGATATTCTGAACTTGCTGGTATTCCCCTTTAACGCTTTTGATAAGCTGTTTGAGCTGCTCATGAATAACTTTGTATTCGTTCATCAGGAGCATACGTTCAGCTAGTTCTACCTGCTCACGCCTGTTAAGACCTGTATCTTGATTGACCATGCTTGCTGGTTTGTTATTCCTGCCAATAGGCAAGTTCTGCTCATAAGCGTCTTTTTCTTGTTCAGCGTTGAACTCTCGTTTCTTATATTGGTCTTTTTGACGAGCTTTTCTTAGTGCCGGAGACTGTATCTCTCTTACACCGCCCTGCCCTGCGTTCTGTCGCATATAACTAGCGACATTACTTCGGCTGCCTGTAAATTTATCAATAGCTCTACCAGTAGCCGCTATGCCTAATTGGGCTGCAAGACTAGCACCGCCAGTTTGAGAGGCAAGCGCACCTGTAATGCCTAATCTTGTAGGTACTTCGATTAGAGGTTTGCTGCTGTAGCCAGCACCGAAGTTAAATGGGTTAACTACGTCCGTATATTTGGACAGGCCGCCTTTCAGCCCCTGATTATGCAGGGTGGTAAGCTCGTTGCTTTCTCTAAATAGCTTTAAGATACGCTGGCCTTCAGCTGTATCACCTAAAAGGCTTTCGACAGCATTATATTCCTGCTGACCAACAGTATTCTTAGTTTTGTTACCTGCTTGTCTAAAACCTGCTTCAGCTAGAGATTTAAGTTTAATATCTGTGTCACTATCTGACGCATCAGGCTTCAATCTGTCCTTAGCAAATTTCTTTTGCTGCTTAATTTCTTCAGCAATTTGCGTATGTGCCTGGTCGAGCATAGCTCGTGCGCCTTTTACGTCCATAGACTGAGACACATTGCCAGGTTTGAACTGGTTTGCTTTCTCAAGCACTGTAAGTCTATTCGCCAGGTCAGACGCAGCTTGTGGGTCTTCTGGCTCAGTTCTACCACCAGCTGTTAAAGCTTCGGTGGTTGCGCGAATGGAAGTACCAGCACCAAAACCACCAACTGTACCTGCAGCTGCCTGGTCTAAAGCCGTGGCAGTATCAAAACCTGTTTCTGTGCCTACCGTCTCACCTGCATATTCTAGCGGGTTCTGGATAGATTCAGTTGCAGCTTCTTTTACGCCAGCATTTGCAGTTCTTTGAATTACATTACCTGCTTGCTGTCCGAAAATGCCTTTAGCACCAACTTTTTCTGCAGTTGCGATACCTGCGGCTGCTACCGAAGCAAAAGCAAGGTCAGATGGTGTTGGCTCTGAGCGTCCATCATTTTCAGCTCGTTCGTTTGCAATTGGGGCAATGTAAGTCAAGAAATACGCTGGTGCACTTATCATAGCAGCAGCCATATCTGGCAATGAAGTCACTGCCGCCTCACCCATAAAGCCAAGCACGTTAGCAGCTGAAGGATTAGCCTTAACGTCTTCCCAAGGAACTAAAGGCGTGTAATTTAGCTCTTCACGCTTTTTGTCTAAGAAGTCAGATGCGCCTTCCAAATCGATTAACTCAATCTCTTCACCTGTAAGAGCCTTACTGACGGTAGGTATTAAGTCAGCTGCGCCAGAACCCATTGCTAGAACTCTGTCGTACATCCCTTTTCCAAGGTTTGTAGCTGTATCGACAATGTCATTGTTTTGCGCTGCTGCTGGTTGTTGAGGCTGTTGTGCTTGTTGTTGTTGAGGCTGTTGACCCTGTCTCAGCTGAGTGTATGCATCAGCTACAGTCTGAAATTCGGGCGTACCTTTCTTGCTCTGATTAGCGACAAGCCAATCAGCGTACTGCTGCGCACGGTCTGACATATTATCTAAATCCTACGATTGCATCCGCTGCTGAGAGGTTGCTGTTTCCACTGCTGCTTGCGCCTTGCGCAACTGGGTTCTGAAAAGTCATGCCGTCAGCTGCGTAGTCGTTCTGCAGAGCAATAATAGCTCTTTCATATTGGTCTCTAATACGGATAAGGTTTTCTTTGAGCTGCTCTGGAGATTGTGATTGTTCCAGATTACCAAGTGCTGAGTTCAACTGGCTAAGTTCTCGTTCTGAGACAGAACCAAGTGCACCACCTGTCGGGCTGTCCATCCG